CTTGAGCTGCTTGGTAAGCATAGTGACATTGGTATATTTACTGAGCGTAGTGAGATAACTGTAAACTACAAAGACGCTGACGACTTAGAGAAAGCGATTAAGGACCGAGTCAAAAGGTTGTTAAATGCGAGCGTGGTAGACACCGTGCCCATAACAGAGCAAATAGACGCTAAGCTGGGTGTGGCAAAAACCAGTAGGGCTTTAGGGTCGCAGTTTGGGCTTTATGATGATATTGAGGAAGTTGAAGAGTTAGCAGAGGACGAGAGTCAAGATGACGAACCCGACATCTCCCTTTGATAACATTTCGTTAAAAGACATTCCTTCTGTCTTACCACTGCTTTCTCAGGCAGAACAAGAACAACTGCTAGCCCAGCTATCACACTTAGAGAAGTTACAAGGTCGAAAGAAGTCGCAGACTAGGTTTATTGATTTTGTTGGGGCGGTTTGGCCTACGTTCATATCAGGAAGACACCATGCGATTATGGCTGCGGCGTTTGAAAGGGTGGCTAATGGCGAGTGTAAGCGCCTTATTATTAATATGCCTCCTCGTCACACTAAGTCTGAGTTTGCTAGTTATCTTTTACCTGCTTGGTTTTTGGGGAGATTTCCCCACAAGAAGATTATACAAACATCACATACCGCTGAGTTGGCAGTAGGTTTTGGTCGTAAAGTACGTAACTTGGTCGATACGGAGACATACCAGAGCATTTTTCCTGAGTTGACCCTACAAAGTGACTCAAAGGCGGCGGGAAGATGGAACACCAGTAGAGGGGGTGACTACTTTGCGATAGGTGTGGGTGGTGCGGTTACTGGTAAAGGTGCGGATTTGCTCATTATTGACGACCCGCACTCGGAACAAGAGGCAGCGCTAGCTGAAATAAACCCGGATATATACGACAAAACTTACGAGTGGTACACATCAGGCCCTCGTCAGCGTCTACAGCCGGGTGGAGCCATTGTTGTTGTAATGACCCGGTGGTCTCTTAGGGACTTGACGGCGCGGGTACTTAAATCTTCGGCCCAGAGGGGCGGGGAAGAGTGGGAAGTCATTGAATTTCCTGCAATTATGCCTTCGGGTAACCCGCTATGGCCCGAGTTTTGGCCTCCAGAGGAGCTAGCAGCCCTAAAAGAGGAACTGCCCAACAGTAAATGGATGGCGCAGTACCAACAACAGCCTACTTCTGAGTCTTCGGCTATTGTTAAGCGAGAATGGTGGCGAACTTGGGAGAAAGACGACCCACCTGACGTACATTTTATAGTACAGGCGTGGGATACAGCGTTTGAAAAGACTAATAGGTCGGACTATTCGGCCTGTACGACGTGGGGGGTGTTCTACCAAGTGGATGAAGATGGGATAGAACGGTCTAACCTTATACTTTTAAACGCTTTTCGGGATAGAATGGAGTTCCCTACGCTCAAACGCGCAACGGTAGAGCAGTACGACGAGTGGCAACCGGACTCCTTAATTATTGAGAAGAAGGCTTCGGGGTCTCCCCTCATCTACGAGATGCGCGCGATGGGTATACCGGCGCAGGAATTTACCCCCACAAAGGGTAACGACAAGATTACAAGGTTGAACGCGGTATCTGACATGTTTGCGTCTGGGATGGTCTGGGCACCAAACAGGTCTTGGGCGGAAGAAGTGATTGATGAAGTCGCAAGCTTCCCTGCGGGAGAACACGATGACTATGTCGACTCCGTGTCTCTTGCGTTAGCGCGGTTCAGAAAAGGTGGGTTCATAAGATTGCCTTCGGACGAACAGGATGAAGACCCTATGTTTAGAAGGCGCAGAGGCGGGTACTACTAATGGCTATTGAGAAAGGTTTATACGGAATGCCCGAAGGCATTGATGAAGAGTTGGTGGGCGATATGGGTGAACCCGACGCCATGATCGAGATGGCTATCGCTACTGATGAAGACATGCCTGTCATGGTAGAGCTTGAAGATGGCAGTGTTGAGATCAGCTTCGGAGAAGAAAACGAAGACATAGATATGGCACCCTTCGATGCCAACCTTGCTGAGTACTTAGACGATAAACAGCTACAAGAAATATCTGGGGATTTAGAAGAAGCCATTGATGGGGATACAGCAGCTCGTCGTGATTGGGCAGACAGCTACGTTGCCGGGCTTGATGTCCTCGGGATGAAGTACGAAGAACGTACCGAGCCTTGGGAAAACGCCTGTGGCGTATACAGCAACATTTTGGCGGAAGCCGCTATTCGTTTTCAAGCTGAGGCTATGAGCGAGACTTTTCCCGCTGCTGGTCCTGTTAAGACTAAAATACTTGGGGAAGCAACTAGGGAGAAAGAAGACGCAGCCCTCCGTGTAAAAACGGATATGAACTATGAATTAACTGAGGTTATGGTAGAATATCGCCCTGAACATGAGAGGCTGTTGTATAGCCTTGGTTTGGCCGGTTCTGCCTTTAAAAAGGTGTACTATGATCCCAATATGGGCCGTCAAACTGCCTTGTATATCCCAGCCGAAGATGTAATCGTACCTTACGGTGCCTCTAACATTGAGTCAGCGGAGCGTGTTACGCACGTCATGCGCAAGACAAAGAACGAAGTTGTGAAACTTCAAGCTGCTGGGTTCTATCGCGAAATAGAATTAGGTGATCCAGTATCTTTCTTTACGGATATAGAAGAGGCAAAAGCAGAGCAATCTGGCATATCGTTAACTTCAGACGACCGTTACACCATACTTGAGGTTCATGCTGACCTGATTATTGACGGTGTGGATACTGAAGGCGAAGACGATGACTTGCAGATCGCAAAGCCTTATGTGGTAACGCTTGAGAAGGGTACAGGCAAGATTCTAGCTATACGACGTAACTGGAATCTTGACGACCCTCTGATGCTAAAACGTCAACATTTCGTACACTATGCGTACGTCCCCGGATTTGGATTTTATGGACTCGGCCTCATTCATATTATTGGTGGTTATGCTAAAGCTGGCACTAGTATTATCCGTCAACTCGTGGACGCTGGAACCCTATCCAATCTCCCCGGTGGTCTCAAATCTCGCGGACTACGAGTTAAAGGCGACGACACACCGATTGGTCCGGGCGAATTCCGTGATGTAGATGTGCCTTCTGGCAGCATCCGCGATAACATCATGCCGCTGCCTTACAAAGAACCTTCTCAGACGTTGCTAGCATTATTGCAGCAGATCACAGAAGAAGGCCGACGTTTGGGCGCTATCTCAGACATGAACATATCCGACATGAGTGCTAACGCACCTGTTGGAACAACACTTGCTCTACTAGAGCGTACCCTTAAGCCAATGGCTGCGGTGCAATCTAGGGTGCACTACTCAATGAAGCAGGAATTTAAACTCCTGAGAAAGATCATTGCTGAGTACGCGCCTGAAGAGTATATGTACGTGCCTGACCGTGGTGAACCTCGTGCTCGTAGAGCCGACTACGCTATGGTGGAAGTTATTCCTGTCAGTGATCCTAATAGCAGCACGATGGCCCAACGAGTGGTCCAGTACCAAACCGTGTTGCAGATGGCACAGGCCACCCCACAAATCTACGACCTTCCACAGCTTCATCGCCAGATGATTGAGGTCTTGGGTATCAAGAACGCCGACAAGCTAGTGCCTACTAAGGATGATATCAAGCCTTCCGATCCGGTAAGCGAGAACATGAACGTGCTAGTCGGTAAGCCGATAAAAGCTTTTATTTATCAAGACCATGCGGCGCACATTGCTACCCACCAAGCGTTTATGCAAGACCCGTCCATTATGGCGTTTGTTGGACAAAACCCAGCAGCGCAGCAAATTATGGCGGCTTTAAGTGCACACATGGCAGAACACGTAGCTTTCCAATACCGCCAGCAGATGGAAGCGCAGTTGGGTGTACCGCTTAATGCGCCAAACGAAGAAATGCCGGAAGAGTTTGAGGTGAAGCTAGCGGGTCTATTAGCTCAGGCAGGGCAACAACTTACGCAAGAAAACCAAGCCAAGGCCGCACAGGCTGCCGCACAGCAAAAACTACAAGACCCAATTATCCAGATGCAGCAAGCTGAGCTACAGTTGAAGCAACAAGAGCAACAACGTAAGGCAGCTAAGGATCAGGCTGATGCTGCCGAAGCCGCAGCCCGCCTACAGCTGGATGCGCAGAAAGCCCAAACCACCGCCGCTATTGAGTCCAGCCGCATAGCAGCGCAAAACGAACAAGCCCAAGCCAAGAATGATTTGGATGAGGCCAAGGCAATTCTGGATATGGCTAAGGCTCAACAGACACAACCACGAGGACCGCAAGGTGGCTAAAAAGACAGGTATTACTTCAGGAGAAGCCTTACAGCTTAATAAAGGTAAGAAGGGCACCAGCATTGGCAACGGGGCTTTGAAGGTAGGCTCAATGAACAAACACAAACGTCGCAGTTTCAAAGAATATAGAGGGCAGGGAAGATAATGGCTAAAACCGTCTTTGACGTGCTGAACGAAAAACTAACGGAGCTTAAAGGCTCCAGCGAAGATTTCCTGAAAAGCGGCGGAG